GCTATTTTAGATCATGTAAAAATGTTAGATTCGTAAAAGGAATTACAATGACTGACTTTTTAAGAAAATTAGACAACCCGGAATTGAATAGCAAAAAGAAAATAAACTCAAGCGATTATTTTGAGCTTGTTTATCTTAGGCATAGGTATTTTAGAAAATCTAAAAACCCTGCTCCAGAAAGGCTTAAAGAATTTGAGGAGATGATTTGTAATATTTCAGAAAAAATTTATTACAGAAACATCAGAATCTTTAAGCTGGTAGGATTTGAGAGTGATGATCTTAAAAATATAGGAAGGATTAATACCATATCCTTTATTTCTATGGGTGGACTAAAAGAAAATCCGAACTTGATGGAAAAATTTATAATTGATCATAAAAACAAATACGGATTCCACAGCGAACCTACGGATCGTGATATATTTTTAAGAGAACGCTATAATCTTTCTAAATATTTAAATCAAAGATTACAAGAAATTGCAAAATTTTGTGAAGTCAAAAGTTCAAACATAATCGGAGACAAAGCAAAAAAGATGTATTTTATTGGAAGTTCTAGTAAAACCCCTGATGACGATAGTCTGTTAACTTCTCCCGAATCTGTTGATTACAAAAAGATAAAAGCAGTACAGTTTAAAAAAATGTTTAAAGATTTAAAACCTTTAAATAAAACATCTTTTTTAACACCGGATAATAAAGTAGTTAGGGTGGTCTATAAAAAACCTAATTACTTTGCTATTGAGGATTTTTACAGAGAAAATATAAACGAATCAAATTTAAACCCAGAAGATTTAATGATTCAAAAAGAAAGTTTAATTTTACATCAAAAATCTTTATCAAAGAAAAAAAGATAATTAAATAGGCAATTATGGCTGATAATGCGGATAAAAAAACACCTGAAGAATTTTATAAAACGGCTCAAGAGTCGTATAATAAAAATGTTAAAACTCAACTCTTAGTTGAAGAAAACAAAGAGATTCAGGCTCATATTCACAATATTAAACTTAAGATGCAAAAAAGTGAAATTGATAAAATTTCTAAAATTCACAACAATTTGCAACAAGAAGATTTAACAGCCAGAGGTTTTGATAAACAAAAAATGTTAAAAGACATTGAGGATAGAAAAAATGCCATCATTTTTTTGAACGAAAGAATATCAAAACATTTCATCGCCGCCCCAGGAAGTTTGATAGTCATTCCCTCAATGACAAACAATGGTAAATCTACACTCACTGCACATATAGCCGAGGCAATGGTTAACAAAAACAAAAAAGTACTGATACTTTCAAACGAAGAAAAAGAAGAGGATGTCAGGGCTAGGATTAGCTGTTTAAGAACAAAAGTATCTTTTGGTGATTACAAAACTAATAGATGCTCTGGGGAAGAAATTGAAAAGGTGTTAAATGATGCAGAGTTTTTGTCTCAAGACGCAAAGCTTGTTGTAATATCTCCTAAGAATGAATCAGATGCTTATAAAGTAACAACGGTAAAAGGTGTAATGGCAACCCTAGAAAAGGCTAAGGGGAGCTTTGATGCTGTAATTATTGATTACTATACCAACGTCAATGTGAGCGAAATAGGGGCGCAAGATCCATGGTTTGTTAACAACGCTCTTGCAGGTGAGCTTAACGTATTTAAAGATTCAGCACCTTTCCCTATTATCCTAATGGCTCAGTGTGACAGCTTGAGAAACGAAAAAAATAAACAAGAACTGGACGATGCAGATTTTGAATCTCAACACCCTATGTATCGATGGAAGGGTGGTAAGTCAATTATTATTTATGCTACAGATATTATTGAACTTAAAAAAGATTTTGAAAACAGCCGGTCATATCTGTATGCCCATAAGGTGAGATTTGGACATGGAGATCTATTACGAGGACATGTGCTGTACTTTGATAAAAAAATGCAAAGATTTTCGGAGTGGACACCTCAAATCGATGCTCAGGTTACGGCATCAAAAGTAATAAGACAAACAAAAGAACAAAGCGCCGAAATGAATTTGTCTAGGATATTTGATAATAAAAATGAAACAAACAACTAAAAATTTTTTAAATTTGTTTTTTAATCCGGAAGAGGAGATATGTTTTTCTCCCAATAAATATGCTTATCCAAGTAATTCTCAAGAAAATTTTGACGAAGAAAAAACAATTCTTGTGGCAATAAATCCCATTAAGGGTCAAAGAAATGACGAAAACGTAACAGCCTATAGAACATTTATGGTGGAGTGTGATGATGAAGCCCTTGAAAATCAATGGAAATATATTAAAGACAGCGGTTTCCCTTATTCTTATTGTTGCTTTTCAGGCAATAAATCTCTACATTTTGCTCTCGTACTTGACTGCGACATTCCCAGTTCCCACATTTATAGACACACTTACCAGTGGATTTTGAATATTTTAACAAAAGCCGATCAATTAACAAAAAACCCTAGCCGGTCAATTCGTTTTCCTGGTGTTGTAAGATCAGATACTGGAAAAGAACAAAGACTTGTACATATGGGTGAAAGAGTTAAATTTGAAAAATTGGCAGAATGGCTAAACAAACATATAGACAAACAACCCAAACCCATCATAAGAAACCAAGGAAGAAGCCAAGTACCTAATTTTGAAGGAATAAAGCCATGGGTTCTTAAGGCTTTGTTTGACGGTGTTCATAATATGGAAGGATCTAGAAACCAAAGATGGATGTCTATCGGGTGTGAATTTGCTTTGAACGGATATGATCTGGATTCTACGATATTATACTTAGAGAAGTTTTTTCAAGAACAGTCTGACTTTAAAGAAAGAGAATGGTTGACCGCCATTAAATCAGGCTGGAATTATGCTGATAAAATAACGAGATAATTATGAGTGATGATTTAGATGTTTATCACAAGTTTAAAAAAGATGATGTTGATCAGTTTATGGACAACCACATCTATCTTCCTACCCGAACTATATATATGGGAAGTATGAGTAGTTCTGACGAAGAAGGAGAAAGCGGCACAGATTTTCGCATGGCCGAAACAGTGGTCAAGGCTCTGCATATTTTGGACAATCAAGACGCTACTTCTATTAAAGGTGATAAGCCAATTAATATTATCATGAACAATATCGGAGGAGAGATCTACCACGGGATGTCTATTTATGATGCAATTGCTAATTGTAAAAACCATGTAACTGTAAGGGTTTACGGACATGCTATGAGCATGGGGTCAATAATTTTGCAATCGGCTGATCAAAGAATTATGACAAAACATTCAAGAATTATGATACATTACGGGAGTTTTGGTATACATGATCATACCAAAACAATGTACAAATGGGCCAGTGAAACCAAGAAATTTGATAACATAATGGAAGACATATATCTTGACAAAATGAACGATAAAAAAATAACGCTAGAAAAATATTTAATACTAATAGGAAAACAGTCAGAGATTCCTTCGGGCAATGCCAAGCATAAAAAAATTCTAATCGGAAGAAAAGAACTTCAAGAGATGTTAAATTTTGATACTATAATAGATGCGGAGACTGCTTTAGAACTTAATTTAATTGACAAGATTGAGGATAAAAATGGCTGAAACTATTCTGGTCATTATAATTTTAATAAATTTAATTTTATTTGTATATTTTGCTAAGGTTCTTTATATAAACATTAAATCAAGAATACAAATAAATACAAAAATTAAAGACTTAGAAAAAAACAAATGCAAAGGACCTCACGCCTGGATAAACATGAGTATAGAACCTGGCAGTAAAACACACGTTTGTCGTACGTGCTATTTTAGCCCAAAGCATGACACCTTTGTTAAAGATTTTTTTGTAAAAGAGGCCGTGCATGCGGAGCAATTTGAGAAAGATTACAAAAAGTATTTTGATGAAAAAGTACAAGAAATTTCAAATAGTTACAATATTTCTGTAGAAGAAATTACACAAATTAATGAAAAAGTTAATAAAATTAAACAAGACTTTTCTTTAGAATATTTAAAAAAAATGATTCAAGATTTAGACAAAAGTTTGGAGAAAAAACAGTGACAGAAGAGTTTAAATTTTGTTGGGGGGAGCCTTACTGCGTAAGAGAGGCTCTTAAACACTATTATAAAAAAAAGCATTATTCTTTTGTAGACATTGATGCTGTAAGGTATCAGTCCTACGAGGGAGATCCGGACTTGGTTAAATTTACCAAGCAATTTTTGAAAGAAGAAACAGGCATAGATTACAAGCACTTAATAATAACCAACGGCACAACCAGTGCTGTTAATATTGTGCTAAGATCGTTACAGCGCAGGCACGGTTATAGTATATGCTACACTCACAAGTATTACTTTCCATTTTACCCCAGTATTATTAAAAAAAATAATTATCAGCAAAAGATGGGTTTATACAGAGATCACGAAATACAGCTTGGTGAAAAAAAATCCTTAGCAATAGTAGATAGTCCGTCAAACCCTTTGGGTGATCTATTGTTATACACAGATAATCACAATAATATCATATGGGATAGTGTTTACCATAACTCGGTTTTTATAAACACCATTCCTGTAAAACCGGACCATCGGGTTAATTGTGGATCTTTTAGTAAATGCTTCGGAATAACAGGCGCAAGAATTGGATGGATAGCCACAAACAATGACGAGGATTATTCCTTATTTAAAGAAGAAAATATGTACGACACATGCTCTGTTTCATATTTTTCTCAAAGCTTTGTTCTAGATTTAATAAAAAATACTGATATTGTATCTTTTATGAGAGCATCACGCTACCGTGTAAATAACAACAGGGAAATGTTTGACCGAATATGCTATTTGTTTGATGGTCAATCCGTACCAGAAAACGGCATGTTTTACGCAGTATGGGCATCTCCCTACACTTCTAGGTTATTGGATAAATTAAATATTAAAACCGTAGAAATGGACAGTATGGGTAATGATAAATTTTTACGATTCAATTTAGCTCAAACTAATGACTTGACAAAAAAAGCGATCAGGTATATAATCAAAGAGGATGGGAAATAATATGTTTAAATCAGGACATGTTTATAGACACCTTACATCAAAAGATCTTGATATTCTTGTAATTAAGGTTAGATTTTCTGATCATAAAAGATCAAAATTACTTATTAAATGGATCAATAAACACACAAGAAATGTTGTAGTTATCCCAGGCAAAAGATATGACGGAACTGATAATATAGAAATAAAGACAAAGGACTTCCAGTACTGGAAACAAACTTAATTAATAATATAAGAGACAATAATGAAAGCAATACTTGAATTTGATTTAGAAGAACATTCGGACAGACTTGCTCATAAAAGAAGCGTTAACGCAACCAATGCATACATTGCAATGCACGACTTCAGCAATCTTCTTAGACAGTATGTAAAATACAATACCAATATCAGTCCTGGTACAAAAGTGGCTCTTCCGGAAGGTTATCATATTTTAAGCGAAAAAGAATCAGAAATTTTGTCAGCAATCATAGAACAGATTGCTGGAGAATATCATGAAATACTAGAAAACTCAGACGTTAGACTGGAAGATCTAGAATAGAAATGATTATAAGAAAAATTACGTTAAAAGCTTTTAATGGAAAATACAGCGTTGTTTGTGAAGCAGAAGTCTTTTTAAAAGAAAAAATTAATTTCTTTTATGGTAAAACAGATGCAGAAGTTATTTCGATAGATATTCCCGGGTGGTTTAAAAGTGCATTGGGAGAGCTTAATTGGGAATATGTCAAGGAAAAAATTAAACAACAAGCCAATACACTCTCTGATGGAAAAAATGGCATGGAGTTAATTATAAAATATTAAATCCTTGACCAATCTGGTTGAGCAGCGTCGATACCTGCTTTTTGAATTAAAGCTTGATGAGGATTTAGTTGTGTGTTACCTTGACTTAATAAAATAGAAAAAGCGTTGCCTCCTGTTGCGACCGTAGCTACTGTACCTCCGCCAGAACCAGCTCTATTACCTAATAATCTAGGTTCTACTGAAAATATACCCGGTAATAAATTTATATTAAGAGAGCCTGAAGAATTAGAAGAACTAGAAACCCAGTTAATAGGAGTCTGCCCTACAGCTGTTCCGTTTGATTGAAAATATGCACTAAAAACTGTTTGATTGATTTCGCCATAAAAATATGCTTTAAAAATATTTGAACTTGTATCTGTATAAAAAGCTCCTACTTTTTTGTACTGAGTAAATCCTGTCGGAGATGTTGAAGAAATAGATGCTATTAGTTTTATACTATTACTATCTACTATTGTATAAACATAATAAAGAGTTGAGGCTGCAATAGAACCTGTATCAAGCCCGCCTGCTCCTAAAATAGCAGTATTTAAAGTTAAAGATCCTAACGTAGCCGTTGTATCGCTTGTTTTAGTAAATTTTGCAAACTTATCTTGTTCTAATAAATCTTGTAATATTCTAGAAAATGCCATATATTATTCCTTATAATTAAAGTTCTGCATCTGCTGTTGAACCATTTCCAAATTGACTGGTGGTATTGGATACCCCACCTAAACAAGCGTGGTTTATATTGCTAATTACTACAGTACCAACACCCCCTACATTTGCTACAACAGGAGTATCTCTTTTCGTAACTTTAAATTGCCAAGAGCCTTGGGGGGATGATGCCGAATTATCTAAGGTCATTGTTGCTGTAATTTTCTCAAAATATCTCTGACACAACTGTAATTCTTCAAAAATATCTCTTCCGGCTAGTGTAAATTCAGGATTTCTTGTCTGCCCTTCATTATCTTCTACTAAACAAATATCTGACAACTGAAAATTATTAGCAGTACTAGAAACACCATTAACTTGATTATTTGTTGCTAAAAAATCACCATTCACCCAAGTATTTGCTGTTGTTTGAAAAGTAGAACCACATGCAATAGTCCATACAACGGTTAACCCTTTTTCATTATCATAAGACCAAGTACCGGAAGTATCATGAGTAAATCTTAAAGTTTTCTTTTCCCATGTATTTGTTGTATTTATAGTATACTCCATAACGTAGGCTTTGGTTGAAGTTCCGTTTCTTAAAGCAACACAATACGTACCTGTTTGTGTAGCCTTAACCCAAAAGTTGAGGACCATTTTTTTGCCTTTAAAACTTCTTAGCATATTTCCTTCAATGTGCTGAAGAACTCCTGCATAGCTTCCTGCAAGAATAGACGCTTGGGCTGTTGTACAATCAACCAACATAGAGTAAATACCAAATGCATTTGAGGGAACATCGGTAGATCTTGAAATATTATGGACCATAGTTCCAGATTTTATATAATGAAATCTGTCAGCAAAATATTGATCGTTTACTATAGAGGTAAAGGTGGTATTTCTTTGCCAATAATCTAAGCTCCCATTTATAATTTTATTTTTTAAATCTAATTTAACAGCCATATTATTCTACCCTTATTACGAAATATACGTTTGCGTTGGCAGGACGAGTTTCAGAAGAGGTTCTAGGAGTTCCTTGGGTCCCGTTGCTTTGTAAAGATGTAGCTCTTCTAGTCATGTTTTGAGTTGTCCCATCGACGTTATTACCAGTAGGTCCAAAGCTGCCACCACCAGTACCAATAATGTTCTGACCAGAGATAATATGTTCATGACCCTGTACGGCATCTGTCTGAACAGACCCTACCGCATTCCCAGAGTTACCTCCAGTATTCGCAACCGACCTTGAGGCTTTATCTGGGTCACGAGAAGCATCTCCATCCACTCCCCGAGGAAATCTTCCTCTTAAATCTGGGAGATTCATATTTGTACCAGATTCTCCCCATGCACCATCTAAATTTTCATATAGCTTTGCAAAACTAGAAATAGCTAATGTTGAATTATCGCATATTCTGCAATTAGAAGGAATTTTATCAGGAAGTCCATACCAAATAAATCCTCCGCCAATAGGACATCCGGTAAAATATTCCGTATTTCCGTCTTCCTGGGTTCCTCGTCTTAATGCTGTTTGTGCCATATATTTACCTTATTATGTCCATTGTGTAGTTTCTTCATGATTAGTAGCCTCTTCAAGAATAGCTTTAGTTTGTCCGGCACCACCATAACCCAAGCGTCCGGCGGCTATTCCAGACGGAGTAAAGGTTAAAGTAGTACTACCGGCTATAAAATAAATAATACTCATAAAAGCACCTCCAGAACCTGCTGAACCAGTTTCGCCTCTGCATTTAACTGTGTCTATTGTAGTTGGGCCATTATTAATAATAAGGTTATATTCAGTGGCATCTCCGGTTTTAGCTACCCATTTAGTGGTTAATTTATATCTTTTGCCTATAACAAGATTGTTAAAAGTTAGATCACTTAAAACAGCTCCATTTGAATTGGTGTTGGATGACAATATTTTTTCTTGATATTTTGTTTTTATATATTCGCTTAGTTTTAAACTTGTGTCATATTTATAATCTAAATTTAAAACCATGTCTCCAAATGTTCTTCTCTCAACTTCACTAGGAGATGCGCTGTAATAATCATTTGCTGCAGTCCCAGCCACAACAGCTAAGTCATCAGCTATTTTTTTAATACTTCCGGCTAAATTCTCAATAGCCCCAATTGCATTATTATCTGTGATACTCATCACGCCAAAATCTACGACCACTTGATGAGAAGTTCCTACAGGAGCAACGGCAAATTGAATAGTTGTCCCATATCCATTCCCGCTATCTACTTCATTATAATCAATTCCTCTTAATGCTAATATGCCGTTAACAAATACTTTAATACTACCAACGTCTTCGGAAGGATTTTCTCCAACCTTGTACTCTCTTCCTAGATTTAGAATTGTACTTCCTATCGCCAATTCATACGTTTTATCCACGCTTTTAGCCGATGCCACAACAAGATCAGAAACAGGAGCTGAATTAATTGTTCCAACAAAAATTTCATCAACCTCTGCCCCGATACCAATATAAGGACCTGTAAGAGAAATTGTGTAAGAATCTATTATAATATAATCAAGATCTTGAATCAGCTTTCCCTTAGAAGAAGAAGTAAGGTCAAGATTTTTTTTATTAATAATTAACTGAGCGCCAGAAATCTCTGAGTTTGTTGCCTGGGTTGCTGTCGGCATTTCAGCAGAAGGCATAGATAATGCCAATAAATTAATAGACAAATCACCCAGAGTTGCTTTGTGATAGAATATAACATTTCTGGAAGCAACAGGAGGAATCCTAGACTTTATAAGATCTTTTTTGCTAAGAGAAATATTTGCTTTTGCGATTGAACTCATATTTTACCTTATATTTTTATAATATAATTTACGTTTACATTTTTAGGACGAGATTCGTTACCACCATCTCCGCCTATTTGCTGACCCCGGGTATTTCCTGGAGTTCCCGTATAAGCCGGTTCATTTCCTACTGTTATCTGATTACCTATAACCAAACCACCGTTATTATCACCATCAGTATCTGCTGAATATCTTGCAGAATGCCCGTGTAGTTTGTTACTATCTGCTTGTACTGATCCTACGGTGTTGCCAGTATTACCGCCAGCTCTAGGAGCTGTTCTTGAAGCTTTATCAGGATCAACTCCAGCAAGTCCGTCTACACCTCTCAAAAACCTTCCCCGGTAATCTGGAAGATTGAAATGAGTTGCAGAAGTAAAACCGGAAGCCGTGCCGTTCGAATTTTGAGATCCATCGCCGTGAGAAAATCCAATACTTAAAAATAAATTAGGGTATTCCGATTGTAAAACAGGTCTTCCGTCGCATATTAAATATCCGTAAGGAGCTGAAGTACCCGCAAACGGAAAAACTACTCCAGAAGGTATGCCTAAATTTCGTCGTCTATCTGCCATGTTACTGCTCTTGTTGTTGTTTTAATTCTATTTTATTATCTAAAATTTCATACTCGGGCTTTAACACAGACACCCATTCGTCACCAATAAAAGCCACCGTGTAGTGTTCTGTTATGTCGGGTAAAGACCCTGGTATAGAGTTTTCAGGTTGTTCTTCAGACTCTATACTTTCTATAAAAATTTTAGTTTCTGCATCAAATTTATGGAATAGCATATATCTCCTAGTATTTAATAATATAATTAATTAATGAATTTTGTGGACGATTTTCGTTACCTGCGCCTACGTTGTTGTAAGTATCCCAGTTATTATCCGTTGTAGAATTTGCTCTTGGGGTATTACTAGATCCACCACCACTATAGTTAGCGCTAGATATAGATCTCATAGGATGTACGTGAGGACCAATGGCATCACCCTGTCTAGCTCCCATACTATTCCCACTATTTCCACCAACAGTTGATGCTGTTCTTGAAGAAGCGTCAGGATCTTCATATTGAGTTATTACAATAGTTAAAGGACCGGCTCCAGAAATACTTATTTTTGTTCCTGCAATAGCATTAGTCAGTGTTGTTGCAAATGCTAATGTATTATTATCTATTACAATAGCATAATAATCAGTAGAAAGAGCTAATCCGGTTAAACCTCCTGCTGATTGTAGCCTGACTTTAAATCCTGTCCTATTAATTCCGTGATTAGTAAATGTGACATTGTTAGAAGAAACAGCTCCGCTGCCAGTAACTGTTGTTATATCAACTTTTCCTCTTAAGAAAGTTCCACGATAATCTGGCAAATTAAAAGTTGTACTTCCATCACCCTGACCGTGAGATGTTCCTAAAACATTCCATAGCTCTTCATAAACAGTTCTACTAATGGGTTGACCGTTACAAAACAAATACCCCTCTGGCGCTGCTGACCCAGCAAATGCTTTTACTTCTCCCGTTATTGATGTTTTACTAATTAACACTCTTGCCATATATTATTCCTAAACTGAGTATATCACTATATTATTAGCATCATCCACACAAACCTCTACTAATTCACCATTGGGTTTCTTTAAGAAAATTCCACGCCCAGGCGAACTCTTGTCGATCGTAGGGTCGGTTGAACCCAAGTGATTGGCGGCTAGTAGATTCCCGTTTTGATCGGAGTGATCAAAACCACTTCCTTGAGATTGATCAAAAATTAATTCAACCGTTTCGCCCGGCGCTAAAAAAGTTCCCGCAGGAAATATTACCGTGTGTCCACTTATTGAAAATGCAGGATATCTGTAAACCTGTCCTGTTTTAATATCATAAACTTTCATGTTATCAGGATCTGGTAAAAATCTTGTAAGTGTGAACGATGTTGTGTTTAAATCTCCACTGAATACAAATTTTTGCAGAGCTTGTATTCCTGTTACAACATCTCCTACATGCTCGTCATAAAATATACCAAATGCTTTTAACTTTTTATTCGCTGCCGATGAAATAATTTTAACCCTTAAGTCGTAAACATGTCCTTCTAAAAACACACTTCCGCTTATGGCAATTTTTGTAGTAGAAGAATTATAAGAAGAATTATAAGCAGCATCACCTTTTATAACTACCCAATAAATCTTATCGCTTATTAATATATTTCTAAAATTAGAAAGTATTATTGAATTATTGCCTGTACTTAAACTAGAACATAAAGCTATTTTACTGTAAACAACATTTCCTGTAGGAGTTCCTAGATTATCTTCTACTATGCTTATTGTGTAAGATCCCAGAGGATTCCCAGTTTTGACAATGTTTAAAGATATTTTATTAACCGCTATTTTATTTGTTATAGAAAAACTTTCTGTTTTTTCTGTTGTACCAATATTTCCAGACATAGACGACAGCACATAGCCACTGGTTGAAACAGGTACATTTAATAAAATATCACCAGTAAATTTTTGAGAAAGACCTTGACGGGTCATAGATATCGGTTGGTAGGCTATTCCATTTAATGACACTTCATAAGAAGCGTTTTCATCTATTGCTGAACTATCAAGCCATTCTGCGTGTAACTCTACTCTGCGACTATCGTGATCATTTTGTAAAAATTCTGTATCAAACATATTTTTTGATATAAAATTTTGACCTGATAAAGAGAACTTATAAGTACCGTCTACAATGCTGTAACTAGCAGTAGCAGATTCTGTTAAATTTTCTTCATCTATTTCAAAAACAACAGGTGTTACATATTCATAATAAGAACTTATAAGTCTATGTTTAAGATTTTCAGTAAAACTATTAGCATCTCCTATACCGCCAGAGCCAGATCCTCCAACACCTAATTGAATAATATTTTCATAATCAATACTGGAAATGTTTGTGGTTTGTAATTTTATTATACAACCGGTAGGAGTTCCGTTGTAGTTTAAAAAATCACCACCAACAACTACTCGGCCATCTAATTGTTTGGCAATAGAATATACAGTATTATCAAATCCTGTGCCAGTGTTAAAGCTAGAATCAATACTACCGTCAGAATTTAACCGCACAATATAATTAACAGTAACACCATTATAGGTAGAAAAACTACCACCAACAATTATTTTATCGTAAGGTTGTGAAACAATAGATTGTACAACAGAGCTAAAACCTAATCCAGGCCCTGTTCCAGTATTAAAACTAGAATCAATACTACCGTTAGGGTTTAGTCTTACAACACGATTAACAATTGTACCGTTGTAAGTGCCAAAAACTCCTCCAACAACTATCTTGCCATCAGACTGTTCAACAATTGAATTTACAACACCATTAGGTCCTGTTCCTGTATTAAACGTAATATCCTTAGATCCGTTAGCATACAGCCTTACAATTCCGTTGGTAGTAACACCATTATAGGTAGAAAAACCACCACCAACAACAAACTGGCCGTTGGATTGTTGAATAATATAGGTTGCAATATTATTAAATCCTGTTCCAGTATTAAAACTGGAATCAATACTGCCGTCAGAATTTAACCGCACAATACGATTAACGGTAATACCGTTATAAGTAGCAAAACCACCTACAATAACTAGTTTACCATCGGATTGTAGTACAATAGATCTTACCGAAGAATTAAAACCTGTTCCAGTATTAAAACTGGAATCAATACTGCCGTCAGAATTTAACCGCACAATACGATTAACGGTAATACCGTTATAAGTAATAAAAGATCCGCCAACAATTAACTTGCCGTCAGTTTGTTGAATTATTGAATATATTCTACCTTCAGCCCCACTACCTGTGCTAAAACCAAGGTCGGGGCTGCCATCGGTATTCAATCTTATTAAAATATAATCCTGAATTTTAGGGATTGTAACTCCATTATAATCAGAAAAACTACCCCCAACAATTACTTTGCCGTCAGATTGTTCGATTATTACATTTACGCCTGAATCAAAGCCTGATCCTCCCACATTAAAAAATTCAAAACTATCTCCTTGTACATAAACATTCCCTAACTTAATTCCTGAACTAGGGAAAGGTGCTTTGGGAGCATTTTCTAAAATAGCATCAGAACTAGTTGAAGGAATTACTAATATTTGACCAGAGATAGTATTGTCGGGCTGTACAGTATTTGGTAATAATGAAATAGAATAATAAAAATAATCGGTAGAATTTGTTGGAAAAGAAAAAGGTGTAAAATTATTTGCACCGCTTAAAAACGGAGTTACACCATCAAGCTCATATATATAGCCAGTTCCAAAATCAATTTCTACCCCTTCAAAAGATAGTAATAATTTTTTTTGTTCTAAACTAATTTTTGATCCACTTAATTTTAAAATATCAGACCCTAGTATTTTAACTCTAGTGCCAATTGGAGAAGTTGGTAATATTGCCAACTGATCATGATGTCTGTTTATTTCAGCAAGAGCGCCATCTAATTCTAAAAATTCCCCATCTTTTAAAGCAAAAGAATTTGTTCCGACAATCACATCGTCGCCAACTCTTCTGGCTATAATAAATATATCGTCATTTTGAGGAACGGATGAAATGTTTGCTGTACTAACTGTTAAAATAGAACTGCCAGATGTTCTTTTTAGTGCAATATATGCACATTCCCCATCAGCGGAAAGTGTTATTGACTGTGCGTTAATTTGGTTTACATTTTCGGAAAGACCGGCAACTTGTATGTATGCAGAAGAACTATTTGTAAGTTTATTACTTACAAGATCCCATGACCATGTTCCGCCTTTAACTAATTTTATCGTTTTATTCTGCTGAACCTGGTTTCTTAAAACAGATGGTGCAATTGAAGAACCCTCTAAAAGAACCTGATTATTCCATAAATGAACATTTGTATCATTAAGTCTGTATGCAAAAATAAATACGTTCTCATCTAAAGGAACTGAGGAGATGTTAGAAATAATTAAAGTCGATAGACCTGCATAAACAAAACCACCGTTTCTTGTTACATTAAAATAAGCAACTTGATTAACACCCAAAGAAAAATTGCCAGATAGAACAATAGACCCATTATCGGCGGAGCTAGGCATGACTACAGTAGCAGTGCCAGAACCTCCACTAAAAGAAACTTCTTGTAAAGCACCATTTGTTGAGTTATAAGCGTACGTATGATCAGAAACAAGTTTAATTGTTTTATCTTGAGCCTTATCGGCTACCATTGATGTTATCTTAGAGATTCTTGCGGTAAGATTTTCTCCGTTTGATGTGTTGTAATTTGTGGTGCCAGATTTAGCATTATCGGCCAGCACAGCATAATTTGGATCGATGTCACTTTCGCTAGGCGATCCAATATATTGAAGTACTGATTCGCTTGTATTGTCTGAGACTTGTTGCCATTCACCTTGTTGTAATTCTTGGCCGCCCAGAATCCTTGCATAAATTTTGGCAATAGATCCCAATAATTCATCTTGTCTATAATATAGCCAAAAGTAGTCCTCCCCAAACGGAACACTTCCTCTGTCTAATATTTTAATATGCCTGTCAGAAGATGGGGCAGAATTTGTTTCATAAACACCAAAAGCATACTGCGCATTAATACCAGGTAAACCTGTACTAGTTTCTTGATAGGGTTGTGTTAAAGTAACCTGAGATCCACCAACATCTACAGAAGCGATTTGATAATAAAACTCGTCCCCTTTAGAGGCATCTTTTATAAAGTCACCGGGTTGTAAATCAGTGGTCCATATAACTCCCCCTACTGATTTAACAATATTGGATGTTTGACTGAATTCAATATTTGGAACAATATTCACTCCACGAACAAGTTTTACATAAGCAACTTGATTATTAGACAAAGTTATATGATTACTAGCTTCATTTTTTAAAATACGATATCTTAATCTTCCGCCAATAAAGTTTAAAAATAAATCGTCCGTCCAGTTAAGTTGACCTGCTTTAGATTCTAATGTAATATTTGCGGAAGGAACTTGTAAACCATTCCCGCTATATAGATAAACCTGATTAGTTGGATTTGCAAGATTATGATTGGAAATAATTGTGTTAATAGTATCAACACCATTTGCAGTCAGCGTAATAGGACCCGAAACACTAGTGTCAATAGTTTTAATAATAACACTTGTGGTCATCCCAGTCTGTATACCTTGGAAGTCAAACGCACCGTGAATTACATTCCCTTTTCCTGTAAAAGCCATGTTTGCAATATCTTGACGCAATCTAGATATAGAGCCAGCACTTTCTGAATACCAAAATGGCGTTCCTTTTAAAAGCTTAAACTCGGTCATTATGGCATCAAAAAAATCTTTCATTGTGGCGATTTGTTTATCACCTCCAGCAAAAGGATTTGATGTAGAAGAAAAAGAGGTATAAAAATTTTCAGTACGACCTTCTGACCAGTCGTATAAATGGAAAGGATTTGGATTTGAAAACCCTGCCGTGCCCAGTCTGTATAACATAGGACGACGATCTGTGATAGAATCTACATTGTTTGATGAATTAGTTTTAACAACAGCAATTGGTAACACATTTGAGGTTAGTGTTGTATTGATTACTATTTTATAATCTAAAGTAATTGCAAGAGGGACTGTTTTTGTAAACTCTATGTTAGAAGTGGGATTCCAAAAATTAACCTGATCAGTTGTGCTGTCATTTATGTTTCTTAAAAACTCTATACCGATAAAGTTGTCTGCGCTTGGAGTAAAAGACCCCTGCACTCTAGGATTGACGGTAGGGTTTAGCAGTTCAGGATCGGTGCCTGTTGGAATGGTGTAAAAAGTCCCAGACTCGTCAGAAGCTCCGTGAAGAATTGCAGAATTTTCTACCAACAATTGAAGACCTGTTGCTGACGATAATATCGCCCCAGGCATACTTATCTCAAAACCTCTGACTACATAGCTTTTGTTTTCGCCAATAACCAGACCTTTAATTAACTCATCGAAATCATTAGAAACAGCAGATTCTATAGATTTAAGATGTGGAGCATCAACTCTTTGTTGTCCAAGCCAGTTTTGTCGTCTTCTTACGCTCATTAGGTATCCTGTAACTTATTGGATTTTTATATGTTATATCACACATAATAATATCATATATTATAAAGATTTAGTTTGATTGTTTTTTTCTTGATTTATTAAAAAATAAATGATAATATGAACTTAGGAGAATATCTATGAACAAACAAAGATTGGCTGACGAAATCAAAAAAAGAAGAACAAGTCCTCATATTTCAAATAGTTACAGTGATTTAGCCAGTATCAAAGTAAACGATATGGCCAGCTTAAGCGATTTATTAATTGCAGCATTTAATAAAGAAAAAAAATATTGTTGCTCAAATCCAAATAAGTATAAAAACGGTATAGGGAAGATGCTGTTTTGGTCATGTAAAAATTGCGGAGCTGATCTAGGAGATGTGAATGACTAAAAAAGAATTATTTGAAATTTTAGAAAATTGTCCCGATGATGCCGAGATATATATTGAAACTTTTTTTGACGAAGATGATAATGACAATAATTGTTGGGGATCTAATCTTAGAAATCCTTTTCCTTCAGTGCAAATGGTTAAAGATTTTAAAATTGCTACAAGACCTTGTGAAGAAACTAATGGTGCGAAAAAAAGTATTGTACTTTAGGCTCTGTCCAGCGGTTGCTGGCCTTGTAATCCTAAAAAACTAAAACTCAAAGTCATGTTACCTTTGGCGGAAACATCTACTTTTTCGTTTGTTATTTGAGCATTAGGAATCCACATTATTTGCTCTCCTGTTCTTCTGTCAGAAATTCTAATAGAAACATATGGAGCAAACTGAGAGTTTGTTATTTTAGGTCTAATACTTTGTCCTTGTAAACCATTTGAATTAGCTATTCGTACACCTGAGACACTTCCTTGGATTGATACTCTTGTGATTTTTATTTCTTGCGGAAACACAGAGTCTATACCATAAATAGGCTCCTCCCCGTAATCTATGGTATAACTTAATTGTTGTACTTCATTGTACATTTTTCCGTTTATATGCAAATTTATATGTGCGCCTGATATAACTCTTTGAGTAGCCATTATAAATCCTTTTCTGTTCCCCAAATATAGTACTTTTCGGACAGACTGGAATCTTTGTAATAGTTACCCAATCCTATATCATCCGGATACAAAATATAAACCACTATATTGATTCCAGTTGCTTTAATCTCTCTAATAAGTTTTTCGGCATATATTCTACCAACTACCGAATCTGTTAAAAAAAACTGTAAATCTGAGGCATCTTTTTCTAGCACAGGAGGAGCTAGTTTGGAAATTAATGCAACATCACAATTTAAGGGATGGTTTTTTTTAAATTTATAAGAAGGATTTATTCTTATAGTACTAGAGGAAGGTCTAGAAATATATGGCACAGGACCTTCTTGACGAGATGTTCCAAAATCTAGCATCACATGACCGGGTTCATCTGGAAACTCAGAAGAATCGTTTACAAATAATATTGAATCACTGTTTATATTCAATGATTCGGTTGTAAAAGTAGATCTATTATCTATTGTATAGCTTATTGTTTCATCATAAATATAGGGACCGTTTTGATCGGGCAAAGAAAGGGAGTTATCCCCGTAAATATGTGCAGCGCCTTTTCTGCTTCGTCTAACAACTCTTGTTGTTGCTGGCATAAAAAGTTCAATAGTTCTTGGCGAGGTTTGAAACAAAGCGGCATAATTTTTATTTGTAGTAAGGATTCTCTTTTTAGGATAAAAAAACAAAATAGCATCACTAGTCCCTTGAAGAGTGGTTTGATTTACTCCGACTGGGTTTTCAAATTCTATGTAAGCATTTCCTAAACTTCCTCCTTGAACTGCTGTTATATTAAATGTGCCTCTATTCAAAGATGAAAATGCTGATCCGTATATATTAACATAGTCATTAATTTTTACTCTACCCAAAGAAGGATCTGGACCTCCCGTCCATATTAATCTAACTTTTCCACCAGTTTGTAAAGAAAAAGTCCACTGTGTGGTGGCGTTGGCAGAAGTAAGTCTTAGTTCTTCAAATTTTAATACATTCTGAGCTTTTCCTCCCAAAACTTTTATACCAGAAGCTGGCCCATCAGTAGAGGATATTAGAATGACTTTTTCGGTATTGTTTTCTTCTCTTGAAAAGGCTGAACCTGTTTTCCCAGATTTTCTTATTGATTTAGTAATAGCATCAGCCACCTCTTGTGCCGTGGCTGCGTTTATATTTTGAAATTGGCTAGAACTAAAAACAACCTGAACTGGTTCAGAATCATCAAAAGATATAATTAAATTATCTCCATCCTCTAAGTTATACGGTTGAGGACCAAAAGAAGGAGATGTTGCTCTTGTAAAAGTTTCTCCATAAAAAATTCTTAAAAGCTGCTGAATCAAATCTCTGACTTGCTTTCTATTTGTAATTTCTATACCAATTTCACGAAATACTTCATCAGATAAGCCAACTTCGCCAGGTCGTACTACACCCTTATCGCCCAATTTTTGGTCAAGAAATTTTTCTTTTGCAGATACTACATAAAGAGAATCATTTACAGCTTCAATATTATTAATTAAATGCACTGGTCCTGTGGCAATAGATTTTAAAATTGCGTCAGTATTTTTACCTCTAATCGATTTATTTAAATATGATCTAAGTTTTTTATATTCGTTTTGTTTGTTTGCCATATTTATTCAATCTTTGCAACAGTAATATCGGATATAATATCTAATATAAAAGACTTTTCTCCGGCATTTATTCTAATTATATCATTTTGAACATCGTATTGTGGTGAGCTGATAGCTACTGCTTGAATTCCTGCAATACCTCCTGCTGCACTGATAATATTAGAAATAGGTATAGATTGACCGACCGGGTTAGCATTAATCAATGCTGCCACAGAATTTCTAACCTCTTCGGCAATAGTAACAAAAGGAATTCCTGTTTTAATTCTAACACTAATAGATACCTCAATTCTCTTAACAAGAGGAGGTTTAATAAAAATTTCCGCACCAGCTGCAGCCACTCCTGGGTAGGTGGTGTTATCTCTAGGATCTCCGTATACAATTCTATTGGCTTCGGCAATTAGTCCCGTATTGTATTTATAGGCATCTAATCCCTTAGTTATTGCGGAAGGGAAATTAAGTTTAGACATTGCTTCTAAATAAACATCTCCAACTTCTCCTATTTTTTCAAACTGATTTGCTGAATCAAAAATTATATTTTTATTATTCAAATTATCAGGATCTGTAGAGACAAAAGATATTTTCTTATATCCAACATACGGCTTTGCTTCTTCTAAATAAATTTTGTCAAAATTAGAACTCAACAATATTTTTTCAGTAGTGGTTGATACTCCAGTTACAATTATTTCGTTTTCGCTTAAAATATCAGAAATTACAAAACTTTTTCTGTTTGAAGACCCTAAGAAGTTGTCCGTGATTACAAAAGTATCTCCCGGAATTGCTCCTTCGTATTCTTTAAATTTTAGCGCCTCTCTGTGAAACTTAAGAATATTTGAAACAACTACTCCAGACTGTGTTACACCGTACACGTTAATGTAGTCCACAAAATTTCTTCTTCCTTGCTGAATAATTTGCATTTCAAAGTCACCAGCAATATTTACATTAGAAGCGTCAGTAGTTGGACCAAACCCTACGGTGGTTACGGTTACAATATTTTGATTTGCTACTGCTGTAAACTTTGATCCAAAACTTGCATTTAATTTATTAGCTGTTTTTGTAGCTACTTGAGCGGCTGTGTCAATACTCAATATTGAAACTTGAATAGGAGTCTTACCCACTGGCATAGGATCTCCACCAACACTATTTACATCATACCATAAATAATACTGGTCAACATTGTTTGCGCTATTAATTAAAGCATATTGCCCGGATGTTATAACAGAACCGCTTGGCATAATAATTTTTGTAATTTCTTGTAATTTTTCACCAGAATCGACAACATGGAAAGATCCTCTGTTTGCAACATTAAAATCTGTTCCTAATGTAACAATATCCCCAGGACGCATTTTTTCAAGCAAAGGCTCGGCTCCGTTTCCTGCCCATGATAGTCTGTTAACACCATCTAGTTTTGTTATATTATAATTAGTTAAGCTGTCAGCGTCTGTTGTAATAATTTTGTCGGTTAATGTTACTTCCTCCTCAACGGCGTTTGGATTATCTATATAAATAGAGTTTTTAAATCTTCTAATTACACGGTAAACACCCTGATTCAATACATTAAAATCACTTAATATATTAACAGAGTCTCCTTCTTGAACTTCTGATTGAATTGTAACATCTGCTGTATAATATGTAGGAGCAACCATAAATGCTCCGCTAACCAGTGCTGCTCCTGCAGTTCCTGTATACCCCAGCGCTAAGGTTACATTTGGAATATCGCTCACAGCATATACAATAGAACCAATTGGAAATGATGTTATATTAGATATTGCAGAAATAGCTGCTGAAATATTTTTAGCAGTTTCTACTACATCAACACCTGCTATCCAGTCAACGCCCTCCACCAAGGTTGTGGTTCCGACGGTAAAAGACGCACCTATTATATTCGTGTTATTAATTATAGTAAAGAATCCTGATACTAATTCGTTTACAGCATTTTCATTTATAATTCTTATAGTTTTGTAATCAGTGGATATTCCTGTTATTAAGAATTGTCCGTTATTTCCAGAATTTGTTCTGTTAGAAATTGTTAACAAATCTCCAATTGCAGCCTCGTCAAATCTCATACTTCCGGTATCTACTGTAATGTCTACCGAACTAGAATTGGCATTTTTGAATATAGTTAATGTTCCAGGTGTTGAGTTGTTAAGTTTTATATTTGACGAAAAAAATGGTTGAGTACCAATTTCATTCCATGAAATACAAGCAAATTGACCTTGTTTTTCTACTTTAAAAGATCTTCCATTTGTTCTTGTATAGTATCTATTTCTTCCAAATAGTTTTTGTTCTATACTTCTGTCAAATATTTCTATTTTAGAACTACCAGCAACCGGCGTAGAAGATGTTATTTTAATAGAATTAAAACCATTAATTAATGTTAACTTTTTCTGCTTATTTAATGCAGCAACCCTAACCCATTGGTCAGAATGAAATCCCAATGCCGTAGCAGCATTAATTGAAAAAATACAACTTCTGTCTGACTGGTTTCCAATTGCTATTGTGCTTCCTTCCATGTTAGCAAAAGCAGAAACTCCAAAACCTCCTACAACTTGAACCGAACCTTCTTCCCCAATAATATCAGTAGATAGTTGTAATTTAGAATTTCTGTTAACAGTTTTAATTTCTCCAAGAGTCGTAAATCCTGTAACCGCTAGTGTGTTTAAAAAATCAGAAACATGATTTGCTGTAATTGGAATAAGTTTTATTTTTTCTCCACTATTAAACAAATATGCATTTGAAGTTTTTGTGGAAAAAGAAGACAAAGATAGAGGTTTTTTAAATATAAATTGAGGATTTCCAATTGTTGCTGATAAAATTGTGTTTAAAATATAATTTTTACCATCCACTAATCTTATGAAAGTATCTGTATAGTTTAAATTTTCTTCTGTAGAATCGCTAATAACCCCAGCGCCGCTAGTCCCGTTATCGTTAATTAATGATGCTGTAATAAATTGTTGTAAATTATTACTTACATAGTCCACAATATCACTTGCAGTTGTCGCAGAAGATTCAAAGAAAGAAATTGTATTGTTCTGTAGAGTTGCTGCATTTGTTTGAATAACAGCAACTCCTGCGGCTCTTTTAATAGTAAAACTAGTAGCAGTTGAAGAGTATATTTTAAAAGACCCTATATTTTGGCTGTTAAATTCTCCAGTATCAGAAATGTAAACATAATCCCCAGGAACTACCGAAGTTAGAACAGGAGCATCACCTACTCCGGAATACTGATAGGTTACTAAATCAAAAACAATTCCTGGACTAATTATCACATTCCATTCGGTGGAACTGGTAATAGAGGTCGATCTAGATGCACCTGATTTTAAAAATATTTTTATATTAATCTGTGTATCAATTTCAATAGTATGAGAAACAGCAGGTTGAGCAGGGACGACAACAGCAGAAGCTGGATAAAAATATCCTATTCCTATCTTTTCCCCAGATTTTCCCCATTCTACAGCTCTGTAAAGAATTGCATCTTCGCTTACCGTACTAATAGGCGGCGGATATATACCCAACGGATTGCTAGGGTCTATTATTCTTTTTGCTTGCATTAAACATTTATAATTATTAAAAGAAAAATTTGAGCCGAATAGTTGCGAGAATTCTAACCCTCCTCCTTCAAGATCAGTACCTCTAAACTCATTCGGATTTACAGGAAGAGAAGTATTTGTAACAGCCGTCCTATACAAAGGCATATCGAATGCTTTTTGATCAGGATCGCCATCCAATATAGCGACGACCGAGTCATCATGCCCAAAGTCATACCCATTTAATAAATGATACCTATCGTTTGCTCTGCTTCTTCTATAAAAAGGGCTATTTTCTAAATTAACCGTGGTTCCTGTAATATTTTCTATTTCTACACATTCATTAGAAACAATATCTGAAACAGAATTATAAGGCTGTGAAAAACATAAAAAACCTGAGGGATCTACCCCCAATGCCTCTATGTTATCGTTGGAGGTTATACTTGAAATAAAAGTATCCGAAGGATCTGCATAAACATCTGTTGTTATTTTACTGTGAATAAATGCAGGAAATTGATTATCTTGGTTGTTTGACTCATAAAATGCAAACTGAGAGGCTATGCTTTGAGAGATAGAATTTTTTACAAAATTAAGAGATTTTGCTGGGTTATTAAAATCAATTAAAAACACACCACCACTTAACCCTTCTGTATTTGTTCTAATAATAAAAACTTCATCATTATCAATTGTTACCACAGAATTAGTTAGCTGATTATTTAATTCGATTGCAATATCGCTTATTTTTTTACTAATTCCGGACAATATTTTTATTTTTTGAGGTGTTTTTGAACATCTAACAACAGTAAACCCTTCACTAAAATTTACAGGACCTTCTGCTACAGCCGCAGCGTATTCTGCTGCGGTAACTTTAATATCAAGCGTTGTAGCTGTTATAGCATTAACACGAGCTTCTAATCTATTAGTCAGAGATAGCTCGTTTGACCATATGATTACATAGTCTCCAACATTCACATTTCCAAAAGCGTTTACTGAATTACTTGTATATCTTATTATATCCCCGGCATTTTTTGATACTGTTAAAAATGTATCCGAGGTTACTCCGACTGAGATTGGTTCGGCTTTTACATCATCAATCAAAAGCCACATGTATGCTGGGCTAGAAATGGTTACATTTCCTCCAAGAATCTTTTGACTTCTTATTTCTGCCTTGGTTAATTGTGAACCTAAGGTAAGTGAATCACCTTTTTCTAAAGGTGTGTTTAGTTTTATTTGAGCTGTGTTTCTTGATATTTCAAAATCAGCCTTATTTCCTTGAGAAAAAAGTCCAAGACTTTGCGAAAACATACCCCTTGCCACAAGCAATGAGTTAGGATCTATCGATATAGATGCTCTAGAATCCGAGCCAAGGTTACTTATTAGCTTTAATTGTTCTCCGTTTATATCAGCTGTTATGCCTGTGATTTTTTTATTTATAACATTTACCCATGACGATAAAGTATTTTGATAACTAACAATAGAGTGTTGCCCTTCTGCTATAAAATCTTCATTTGTAAATGTATATGTTATAAAATTTGTACCATCCACTGAAATAATAAGAGTATCGTTATTGGTTATAGAGTTACTCCAATCAGATCTATTTTTAGATATTACAAAAGCAACCTTGCCATTTTTATTTAATAATTCTCTATTTTTATAAAGTAATACCGTTCTTATCTCGTTTTCTGGAAAACCTAATACAATCCCTGCATTATTTCCCTGAGATGGTGATGATAATTGTAAAAATTCATCGACTTCTGTTTTTGCTCTTATTAAAACTTTTGAACCACCCTCCGCTGTGGTGGCTTCAAATTTTAAATTAGTGTTATTGTTAATACTGGCAACTATTTCATATGCAGTGGCAGATCCTGGAGATTTAAAATCGCCCTCTTGAAAAATATGTTCTGATATTAATCCACCAACAAGAATTGCTAACCTGTCTAGCGGTTTGATATTATAAGGCGCAATTTCAGAAGAAAGTATAAACGCTTTTGCAACAGAAGTCTGTCTTCCGCCTGTAGAAAGTTGAAAACTTCTTTCTCCACCGATTGCTGAATCAACTATAAATTCAATTCCAATTCCCTGAGTTTTTTCCTCATATCCCTGGCCATTATCTATATATAGAATTGTTTCTTCTGCATTTGTTGTATCGATTTCGTTAGAAGTTACTATAGCATTTTCATCAGATGCTTGAGCGCCAAGAACAGCGTTCTTAACAGCTAAAGAAGTTCCTAGCCCTTTCGATAATCTAGTTTTTTTAATCCTATCTCTGTAATCATCATCCGTTTCTGTATCAGCTCCTGTAGTAAAAGGGCGTTCATTTACAACTTCTGCTCCTGTAAACGGTGGAGAACCAAACTCTCTTATGGCTCCGGCAGGAGCGTTTGATGCAGATCCAGGTTCTTGAGCAACGACTTGAACAAAAGGGTTTACATTTTCCCCATCAAGCAATATAGCTGAAGAAGAAACAGTGTAACTAATATTCGCAACAGCTCCAGATCCTGGAGATATGACCGTCGTTCCTGTTGGAATATTACGTGTTCCTCCTTGGCCTAAAATAACTGTTTCAGATATATTATGAAATTTTGTTGTAGGTGAAGTTAGTGTAATCTCCCAATAAGAACCCAGCTGAGTAACTAAGGAGTAACTTAAAGGACCTTCTATATTTGGGGTTCCTCTACCTATATATATGGTTCCGGATGAAGGAAATTCAGAAGCATCGGATACCTTGATTGTGGTTGATCCTGCATTAGGAGCTGAAAGTCCCGCATAAATCTTTGTAGATATTTTTTTAAAAGAAGAATCCGTAACCTTAACGATACCATTGGCAGTTCTTGATGCCTTTCTTGGAACTCTTTCTTCTTCACCGATTCTGTTCAATGCTTCTCCAGTAGCTCTGTCAACAGAATTATCTCTAAGTACTTGAAATATATCACCAGAAGTACGAGCCACAGATCTTGCAACTACATCAAAAAATTGAGTCAAAACAGATCCTGTATTAAGATCGTTAACACCTGTGAGTCCAGTATATTCGGTTAGCATTTCCGATAATATCTGCTCTCTAGATTTTGGGGTAGGTAAACCTTCAGCCATTGCATCCTCTTTAACTATATATTATCACACATATTAAAGATTCAGTGTGGATATAAAAAATATTTTAATTAAATAATTTTTATAAGTTATTAAAATTACAAAGAAAAATTAATAGGGAATATACCTTTCCCGTTCGCTAAAACAGCGTTTATACTTATAGATACGGTGGGCGGTAAAATATTTAATTCTATATTTTCAATACCAGAAAATCTAGGATCTTGCAATACCATGTCTCTTAAATCTGTTAAGACATTTTCTATGTCTACTTCTGACACGCTTAAGCCAGGAGCAAGTCCTAATCCAAAATTAGGGTTAGAAAGAAGCGTTCCTTTCTGTGTCATTATTTTCATTTTTAGTGCCTGTACAAGATTTGTCGTGCCATTGGCAAGCGCCATCTCCCCAAAGGAATTTATCACAAGATCTCCGTTTTCGTCCATCAACCAGTCCACCTTAGAAAAACCTGTTAATGTGTCTTCTTTTAAAAAAGGAATATCATAGGTACGTGCTTCTTCTGTGACTGATTGATCCGAAGGAATATAAATTTGATTCTGGCTATTTATAGTTCCGGGCAAAAATGCTTTAACTTTTGCTGCGTCTACTGTTTTTAGCAAATGTAAATCATCTATTCCATCAACAGTTATTAAATAGTTGGTATCAGATATTTTTTCAATTCCTGTAATTTTTCTTGTGAACATTGGGACTTCGTTACTAGATAGCTGTACTTTTTGACCTATAAACAAATTTTCTTTTGAAGAAATATTAAATTGTCTACCATCTCCATTTGACAAAAATTGATAAGAAAAACCATTCTCATCGATATAAGGTGATCTCAATCCATTTAAAGTTATGATTTCATTATATCTATCAGGATCTCCCAAATATCTGGCAGAAATTTGTTCAATGGTTAAACCAAAAGGAACCGGGGCCAAAAATTTAGCGGTTGATTCAGAATTAAAAGGAATACCCGAATCATCAGCTAATCCGCCCACATACTCTAGAGGATTTTGTCGTCTAGAATCATCTAATTCTCTTGTAGCGGTTGATAGATTTAATTCAAGAATAGCATTTTCTAATGCTAAAATTAATTCAAACTCCTCCAGAGTCATAGGAACAGCTCTTTCCTTTGGGGCTGGTCTGTTAAATATTTTTGAAAAATTTTCATCTCCTGCTCCAAAATTGTTGCTTATATCTAGTGCCAGAGATTGTAAGTTCTTAGATACTTCTTTTATTTCTTCGATTGATATTAAAGAATTTTTTTCAATTTCTTCTTGAATTGCAATAGATTGTTGCGGAGTTAAGGTAAGAGTATCCAAAGAAATAGCATTGAAGAAATCAAAAGATGCTTCAGGCTCATCAAAAACATTATTTAAACTAGAAGCATCGTTTGCGTCTTTTGCTCCTTTCCCAAGCAATCCTGCCGAAACTTGCTCATCGGAAACGCCTTCGTTTACTTCTTTGTTTTGTTTTATAGATTTTACAATATTTTTTGTTTTATTTGCAGCAGATTTTGAAGCACTAGGTAGTTTTTTAAACGCTGCATCAAAAGAAGCACTTCCTTGAGCAAGATCACCAGACATGGCTTTAACTGATGATTTTAAGTCTTTACCGATTTGATTGGGCAAATCCGAAACAGCAAATGCCAATCCTCCCAAATCCTTATAAAGAAGTGTAACCTTCCTTACTTGATCAAAAATCTGTCTAAAATCAGCTCTTACGGCTTTGACCACGTTTAAAGATGCGCTCATAAAGCTTCTGGCATTGTCTAGTGCAGAAACAGCTTTTTGAAAAAAGTTTGGAGTAATTTTTTGTGGTGGTTTGGTTACACTTTTTGAAGTACTTTTTAAATCAATTCTTTTCCATGCCTTAAATTGCATGTTATATAAAAACTCACCGGGACTTCTTTGGCTTCTTGTGACATTATACTGTACGGGTGTAACAACAAAAGACTCGTTTGTTTTAGGACAATCAAAAACAAGCCTCCAATTTTTATTTTCAGGATTTTTTTTAGCTATTGCATACTGTTCAAGAAATTGCTGCAACACTAAAGCTTGGTAATATCCGGTTTGTGATGCACTATTGGAAAGAGTCCCATTATCCGTTAAATTTAAAGGATTTGTTCGACTTAAAGTTTTTTTATCTAAAATATTTTTCCATGCATTTTTCGCTCCCTCAAAGGCAGAAAAAGATCCTCCAAATAATGACAGACCTGGGGTATTATTATCGTCACCACCTGGTCGAGTCGGCCATATTCCCGTGGTTCCTGAAGCTGATATCATTTTGAATTTTACACCATTATGCTCTTCAACAACACCTCTCATGGTAGCGGTTGTATTGATTGCAAATTGATCAGTTATAGATAATTGTTGAGGGGTAATTGGAAGAGTGAAAACCCATCCTTCCGGTTTGCTAATTCTGTACTGAACCCCCCCGGTGTTGGATTCATCAAAAATTCTCTCAACCTGGCCGGTATTTCCTTTTACGGGTTTGTACTTAACTCCACCATCTGCGGTATTATCAGTCTCGATTTCTACCACAATTAATCTATACGGGAATAAATAATTAGCCCTACCAGGGAAAATTTCTATTGGTGGGAAAAAAATATCTTTGTTATCTTTCCAAGGAAGAGGTACTTTGCTGGCATTTTCTGACTTTGCTACAACAGGGGTTTTTTTACCTGTAACACCTTCTATAATCCCTTCCCGATTGTCGGCTATCGTCTTGGTTATTTTATTCCACATTTTTAATTGCCTCATTATATAATATCGTATATAATAAAGATTGAATTGTATGATATTATATAAAAAGAGTTGTATTATGGGAAAGGCTAAACGGAAAATCAATAGGTTACGTAGAAAAAAGCTTAAGCAAAAAATAAAACCCCGCATTCCTGTAGCTCCTCCTGGATATGCAATGAAGTCAAAAATGGATTATGACAGAAAAAATAATAAAAAGGCTGCAAAACAGTTAATAAATGAATAACATATTGTTTTTTAGTATATTTTTTTTACATTTTAGTATAATAATATCTTGTTATGTTGTGTTTTTTATAAAGATTAAAAAAGAAAACAGAGCAAGTATTTACCGTAAAAGAAGAAATGAGTTTAAAATTATCAAAGATGAATAAACTAATAATATTATTTTTAATTTTTACCTCCTCTTGCTCAAGCGAACCCATTAGGGTTTTCCCAAAAAATAGAGGGATAGATCCAGCTTTTAGTCCCTACATTAAAGAGTATTACAACATTATAAATTTTAAAAATAAATCTTATAAGAATATATACGGTAAAAGAATTAAAAATTTATCAATAAATTTTACCGACCTAGAGGCTGCTACGATAGGCAGATGTTACTGGCTTTTAAATGGCGAGCTTGAAATTGAGGTTGATAAAAAATACTGGGATAGATCAGGATTTTTATCTAAAAAGTTTTTAATTTATCATGAATTAGAGCATTGTATCAGAAACAGATCTCACACGCATGATATGTCTGAGTCAAACAGTGTAAATGCCTACATAGACTACCTTATAAGGTGGTTAGGAATAATACCCAAGAAAGACTACTTTTCAGACGGGTGTCCGAGTAGTATAATGCATCCAAATGACGTAGGGGATTGGTGTCATTATAATCATTACAATAAATACATTGAAGAAATGATGGATTACAAAGATAACTCTTTATAAAATCTTGTAGATCCTGGTATTGTTTATGGTAGTATATTTCTTAGGAACTGAAAAAGAAAGTTTTGCTCTATTCCCAATTATTTCTTGAATTTTACCTAAAAGCTCTTCTTGGTCATCTGCCACTAAATAAACGCTATCTCCAACAGCAAATCCTGAAAGATCTTCAAAATTCATATAAAATGTGTCAATTCCTGGAGCAGAAGCTTTGGTTGCTTTCATAACCAATCCCGCTCCTTGAGTTGCAATATTAATGGACTTTTTAGTTTTTTCCTGGGCACCTTTGGAATTAGAAAAACTAACTACTTCCGTTAAAGTTCCACCGGAAGCATTTATTCTCATGTCCAAAAAAAGCATTCTTTCTCCATAAAGACCAGTTGTTGAGTATATTTCTCCTTCGCTCATATCTTGTGTTATAGAACCAAGGTAAGTCGTGGTTAACTGATCTTTTCTTGCATTTGCAAAAACTAGTCTTTGTGTTAGTCTATCTTTTAATAGTTGCAAGGTAGTTGGTTGCATTTTTGTTTGTTGAAAATAACTTTCAAGCAAAGCATTAAAGGCAGCTATTGTTGAAGGAAGAGGTGTTGTCGTGTCATAATCCTGTATAGATTGCCAGTTATTTATTACAGATATGGAGTCGTCAATATTGGTAGTGGCATTCAAGTTCTGTGTTTTTCTAGAACTGTTTAAGTCAGAAATGGAAATCAGAATACTTTTTTGACTATTTAATATATTTTCCCATTCTTGAACTAGTGTTTTAAGGTCCGTTAACAATTGTTGGGTATCTGTATCATTTACAAATATATCAGGTCCTGGGGTCCAGGTTCCTCCTTTTGTAGTACACAGAATTTGTGTAGTACCAGACCCTGCGGGAGTTTCCCCACTACAAGTTCCTGTAGTTTGTCCTTTTTTACCGGTTGCTCTTGAGGCAATTATTTTGCTTTCTATTAAAGTTATTTTAGCATTTATATCAGCTATAATGTTTTGTTCTGTTCTGTTTCCGGTAGAGGTATATGTCTCAAGGTGAGTTTTACCTATGGCATAGTTTCTTGATAAAGGCGAAAAACCTGTCCATATCCCTGTCGGAACGGACGGCAGCGAAACATTGTTCTGGTTAGGGAAAAAATGATTTCCGGCGACCCTTTTGGCCGAGTCCACGATCATATATTCTACTAATTGTGTTCTAACTATTCCATCTAAAAAAACCAGTTCATTTTGATAAGCATTTACAAGAGCAGTTCTTTCATCTAAAAGTTTTTTATTGGGAGAATCTTTTTGTTGAGCCTTAACCTTGGCTTGTTCAAAGACTTCTGCTAACTTATCCATGTTAGCAATATCTTCTTTTGCTCCTGAAAGTTTTAAAGAAAGCTCAATTCTATCTTGTTTGCTTAAAGACATTTTTTTACCTTTATTTAAAGATTATACTCTTTTAATGTAAATCCTCGAATACGGAGATTTGTTCTAATTTCACTTTCCAGGTTTTGTAAGTCTTTATTATTATTTATCTTTACGCATTTGTGTGAAAATTTAAACACAGAAGTTTCAGAAGAATGAGATTTTTCTGTCACATGTTTTTCTGCCTCATCTCTTTGAATATAAAGCGGGAGAAAGGAGGTATTGTCTAATTTATTAAAATAATCGAATTCATTTGGGAATCTTATATCGGATATTATTGTTATTTTTTCACTTAATTTAACATTTTTACAATGAATATCCTCATCTCCTACACCCCTGAGTATTTCAGTTCCTATAATTTGAGCAATTTGTCTAGGAGTTTCTAATAAAAATCCGGCACTTCCTTGTATTTTTTTTATATTTGCTGGAGTTGTATTGTCAAAAATATTGTAAAGCTCCATGACTTTGTTTATGTCGGATATGGTTAACAATATAGGTTTCCCTAAACTAACTTCTTTTAATTTTTGATCATCAAAGTAATTTCTAGGGATATTAAAAACAATAGAGCATACATTTTTTAACTTATCAGCCAATGCTGCTTCTGTCACTTGTTCATGCTTAAGAATATTTTTAATAATAGTAGCAACAGTAGATTTTCCCGATGTTTTAACGCCAACTAATCCGATAACCATTTTCATTTTATATTCTCCAAACCGAGCAGCCTTTGGTTAAATTCATATCTTTTATATATGTTTCAAAAAGAATCATTTTATCCACATTATACCTAAAATACATCCTCGTCGTCATCGTATCCAAAGTTGTAATCTCCTGGCCAATTGCCGATATCGTCCAGATCAAAATCAGTATCTAGACCGTCGATCATAAGCTCAAATTCTTTAACCAGCTGATCTCTGGTCCTGGCTTCGTCGGGAATGGGAGGAGGAAAGTTTTTTTTAGTTTCAATTTCTTCGATTATAGCTTCTGAAGTCTTGTTACACTTGGCGCAATCCTTCCATGTTTTCATATTAAATTTTACAATCTTCCATTTTGTTTTACATATAGGACAAACAGAATCGGTTTGATTGAACGATATATTAGACTCTTCAAAATCCATTTCAGAAGGAATTAAATTAGGGTCATCAAATTTTACAGTATATTTTATAGGCAAAGAATAATGTCTAATATTAACAATTTTTCCTTTATGAAAATTAACCATGACTTTATCGCCAATTTTAAACTTGGAAGCCATATTCCCTCTGTTATCTTTCGCCCTTCATTTCTTTGATTAAATCAAAATATCTTTCTATACAACTTTTTGAAAAATCAGACACTTCTTCTCTGTTAAATTTTATCAATTCGTTTTCATATCCCATAATAAGGGTTACAATTTCTAGTTTTAATTTAGTGTTTTCTTCTTCTAAATTCATGCTTTGTTTTAATTCCCTTTTTTGTTTTTTCTTCTATTAAAGATACAACCCCGATAAATCCAAGTGCTTGGTCCCTTATTACAATATCGCCTATTGTAAGGGATTCTTTTTTATGATAAAAAATATGATCAAATTCTTTAACTACCTCTATATACTTTTTATCAATAATCATTTTATTCCATCTAAACCATCTTTGTTCAGGTGTTTCCATTTTTCCCTTATTTAATCTTATCTATTAAAACAAACAAGTTATTAAGCTTTGGCAGAAAAGTTACAAAACAATCATACAAAAAATGACAAGCCATTACTGTACCAAAAGAAGTTTTTCTTGCAAAATTGTTAGATATAAAATATGGATATGTTGCTGTTACAAAAATAGCCCAAATTCCTTGGTATCTATGAGCAACTCCAAATATTACAGTAAAGAAAAGCCAGACAAAAAACTTATGTTTTGGGTTACTCATTCTGTTGGTGATATAAAAAGGCACCATCACATAAAAAGCATCTTCAAGAAATACAAGCAAAAAGTTACTCAGTGATATATTGTGCGGATTGGATACTACCATTTGTCCGTTCCATAGACATATTTTAACCGCACCAGCTATGGTGAGTAGAGCCAAAAATTTTGCAACACCATCCAGCTTTACGGACAGTTTTTCTCTGTCAAATAATAATACTAATACAAAAATAACCGGGGAAAGTATAGGATAGGCGTAGTTTATTATATCTACAATATTAAAAAATTTTTCAATAACTTCATTCATTTAAGTGCCAATTTTTATCAATTTTCTTTTCAATATTTTTTAATTCTTTTTTTATTTTATTTGCTTTTTCTTCATGAAATTCAGCAGCTTGTTCTGCTTTGTTTTGTTTTTTTTCCAATTTTTTATCGTCCTTTTCAGCATCTTTTATAATATTTTTACCACTGTTTACTAAGTATTTATTATATATTTCTAATATTGTCAACACAAAAATTGGCAACAATAGTAAATAATAAAGCCATTTTTTGTCTTCTTTTAATTTTAATAATCTGTCGTACATAATTGTCCTATATTCTATAGTATCATACCGTTATAAACTGTCCTCATCTTCGTCTTCGTCATAATTTATCTTTCCGTATTCTTCTTCATATTCTTTTATATCTTGCATAAAAGAGTCAAACTCTTCTTTGGGCATATCTCTCAATTCTTTTTCAATGTCTTCCACGGTTGTATATTTTTTCTTTTTGCAATCATAACATCTAAAATCATTTCCTGCATGAATACAATACACGAACTCATTATGACACAATTTACATTTTATAGCAAATAAAAGATTATTAGACATTTTAAACACCTCTATAAAAATTTATTTAATAAACACGGTAGCAGAAAACGGACCTATCGGAGATGAGATTACAGGAATACCAAAAGGACCCACCCCAAAAAACTTTGTTGCAAACAAAAGTGCCGGTGTTCCTCCGACTCCTAGATTTATCATGTTTGACTGTATATTCAATGACTTGGTTTTAATTTCAGCAGTACTTGATTCAATTTTTAAAGCACCTCCTGCCTTGACCGATACCTCTCCAGAAGTTTCCAAACTCCAGCTAGAGGCTTTGTTTGTGGCAGTTCCTGTTATTTCAGTTCCCCATTTTTCTGATTTAACCAAAAAGTCTACTTTTGCATTTAATTCAATATTTTTGTCGGCACTTGTTTTTTGTGTGGCATCGGTTGTTATATTTACTCCGCCTTTGTCGTTATCCATTCTAATATGATTGTGCTGATCTTTTACTTCAAAAGAACCTGTTTTATCAATTTTAGCAAAAGTTCCGCTATATTTTTTATCAACAATTTTACCATCATCGCTGGTTGCGGATTTAAAGGTAAGAATAAATTCTCCATCTTTATTTATTTTCCAGTTAATTCCATTGTACTCCCCCTCCATATGGACACCATTTTCTTTGGTAAGATTGGTTTTTCTGCCGAAGTGGGGTAATGCTTTGATAATTACAGCTTTGTCTACAGATCCGTCTAAACACAATAACAATACCATGTTACCGGTTTGATTCCCAAAATTAGTAGAGAACTGTGCCTTAGATTCTTTAGAAGGTTCAATAACTTTGGATTTTGGTCTTAGTTTATATTCAAAAAAATCAGCAAGACCACCAAAACCATCTATGCAAATACACTTATTATACTGAGTAATGCCTACATTTGATGTTCCGTTTTGTTCCAAGGTCGTGACATCATACTCAGGAAATTTTTTATTTATATTTTCCTTGCTATCTATTTCATATACCTTTGTAACTATTCCCAATTTTAGCGTAGTATTTTGATAAATATTTTCAAAATATTTTTTTGAATCAATTTTTTCGTACAAACTGGAATTTGTTATATCCTCATTATCATCATAAAATTCAAAAATACTCATAAAGCCTCTTAATTATTATCTTTATCTGATTTGACTGTTTTATTTTTTAATCCATTTTTTGTAAATGTTACAGATTTAGATTGATTTGTTTTTTCTCCATTCTTATTATCTCCAACATCCTGACTGTCTGAATATCCGGGCAATATTCCGTATTTTTCTTTATAATTATGAACCCTGTCGTCATAGGTATTTGAAAAATCCATTTCAGGATATACCGGGCCTTTTGAGCTGGTTCTTTTGTCTACACCATTTGTTAGTGTTATATTTGTTCTAAATACCTTGTATCCGTCTGAGCTTATGGAAGCGGTGTGCTCTATGGCTTCAATATGATAAACCGTATCTTCTAATTCTAGATTATCTCCTATGCATATTTCTTCCTCTATTCCAACACAAGCCAAAGTTCCGTTTGTTTTTAAATGACCACCATATACCCAATCAAAACATAGCTCGTTCCAATATTTTGCATTTGAAACACTTTTTTGTGTGACCCAATCAAAATTGTTATACCTTGTATAAGGTCTTAAACCATTTCTTTTTATATCTCTAATATCAGATTGAGGAAAACTAGAATTAGCCTCTGCTTGAATAGATTTCCCATCACCGAGTGTTGCTGGTTGTGTAATAATATGTACAAAATTAAATCTTAAAGAATCTGTTTTTGAAACATTTAAACTATAAATTAAATCAGAAGATATTTTCCATCTTGGTAGCGACATAAATCTAGTAATTTTTTGATTATCAACTGCTTTAAAATGCTCAGTATTAAAAGGTTTCTGTCTCACAATTAATTTAGGTAAAACTGCATTTGAATCCTTATCAACTCTAAAACAAACATAGGTTTCATTTAGTAAATCATTTGAAAATCTTTTCACCAAATCAATCACGGAAACATTTACTAAAGCAGAAGTTTGTGGCGTTATATATCCTGATAGCATATTTTCCATTATTTGAAAACTTTTTTTACCATCAGCCACGCTATATTTAGGATTTAAACCTTTTTGCAAACTTCCCTTTCCAAAAGATGACCATATTCCTAGCATTATTCTATAAACATCTACCGCATATAGACCTTTTTTTATCCCCATCAATGAGAATATTTCGGATGGAATCTCATACGCCCTGCTTTCTGTGGCAAAAACTTTAACCGCTGCATTTCCAGTTCCCTTACCCAGTATCATAGTAATCATTAACTCTATGACTGATTGAATATTATTTTGCTGTCCTATAACCTCTATCAAAGAAGGGCTTAATCCATACGCTATATTTGTGTCGGCAGTGCCAATTGATGGGTTGTAGTAAATATTGTTTTGAAATTCTAAAAAACCATAGCCAGTTATTTGATATCGTACACTTTTTTGTCCGGAGCCAGGGTCTGTGTTTATAATTTTACCAACATTGTTTACTCTAAAAAAACCCTTAAATCCATCCCCTACAGTGTTAATAGGTTTGTTTTGTTTAGCTCTTGAAACTATTTCCCTAGCTTTTTCACTAGAGTTTACTATATTGACAAACATAAAATCACCAGGATTTACAGCTGTAGAATAGTTTATATCACCAGAAGTAAAGGTGGCACTAGCAGAAGGCGTGTAGTTTGTTTTAGATGTAGAAACAGAAACTGTTATACAATCATTCTCAACAACTAAAACATTTCTCATCGGCTCTGATTTAGCAGGTCCTAATGTGCCATAATTTTTGGTATCTCTTGTATTAAATCTAACAAAAGTTATGACCCAGTGTGGGCTTGACTGATGAGAATCAATAGAATTATTTGATATATATTTTGTAAATGCTTTATCCATATTTTTTTAAGCTTTTATTTGGGTTTAGACTTGGTTTGATTTGCCTTTATAGCTCCTACTTGTTGTACTGATTTTACAAATGCATCAAGTTTTTCCCCTCCTTTCTCAAGCGCAGTTACAAATTCGCTTGTCTTAATTTGATTTGCTAAATTTGTTTCCACATTTTGTAGGGCCGTATCAAAAATTTTTTGATAATTTTTTTGAATATTTTCAGTAAACGCAACAAACTGAGCTTCTGCCTCGGCTTTTCCAATTATTTCCAATCCTTCTTTAGGCGAAGCCTCCAGTTTAGATCTTACTCCTTTGGTATCCGCCTCTGTAACCGTGCTTTTAAGTTCTGTCCCCATTTGTTCTATCATTCTTCCAGATTCTTCTCCAGAACTCCCAAAATCCATGGCATAGGCAGTACTCGCAGCCTTGTTCAGAATTTTTCTTTTTTTTGTAGGATCTTTTTCTTTTTTTGCTTCGTTTAATAGTTTTAAAACCTCTTGACCAGATTTAAATCCTGTAAAAATACCCTCTTTGGATGTATCAAACAATCTTTTTTGTAAATCTTCCATAGATATTTTTTCATCATCAGGAACACCCTCGTTTACTTCATCTAACAAATTCATCATTACAGGATTTTTTTCACCTTGAGCTATATCAGATACTTTTAGTTTTTGAGCAGAGAGTCTACTCATTCCTTTTAATCTTTTCAAAACAGGATCTTCATTCATCAGTC